ATACTATATTATAAATCAAATTAAAAGGAGCAATTCAAAATGGCAGAACAAAAACAAAATAAGGTAATGATTAAAAAAGCAAGAGCGAGTTATGCACACATATTCGAGCCGCAAGCAATCAATGAGGGTGACGAGCCGAAATACAATATCAGCTTAATTATTTCTAAAGAAGATACGGAAACAATCGACAAAATCAATAAAGCAGTAGAGAACGCAAAAGAAAATGGCAAAGAGAAATTCGGAGGCAAAATTCCTAAAAGTCTTAAAACGCCATTGCGTGACGGTGATGAAGAACGTGAGGACGACGAGGCGTATCAAAACGCATATTTCTTAAATGCTAATACGAAACGTAAGCCTCAAGTGTTAGACATGGACGGCAGACGCACAGACGACCCTGAGGACGTGTACAGCGGGAGCTATATCCACGCCACAGTTAACTTCTACCCGTTCGCAGTATCAGGCAATAAAGGCATTGCATGTGGGCTAGGTAACATTATGAAAGCTGCAGACGGTGAGCCATTAGGTGGCGGCGGAGCTAAAGCTGAGGACGATTTCGCTGAGTTCCTAACTGACTCTGACTTTGATGAGTTCCTTGAAGATTAATAAACATTGGAGGCCTTGAGCCTCCTTACATATTAAAGGAGGAGCTAAATGACGACACTAAATATTGATGTGGAAACATACAGCAGTTACGACTTAAGAAAAACCGGCGCGCATAGGTATGTAGAGGCGCCTGATTTTGAAATATTAATCATTGCTTACTCAATAGATAACGCCGATGTTAAGTCTATTGATATGTACGATATAGACCAAGAGCTATATAAAGAGTTTAGAGGTTTGTTGTTTGACCCGCAAGTTACAAAATACGCATTTAACGCAGCATTTGAGCGTACAGCACTAGCAAAACACTTTAAGGCTACAATGCCACCTAATGAATGGATTTGCAGCATGGTCAACTCGACAAGAGTCGGATTGCCTGCATCACTTGAAATGTGTGCTGAAGTATTAGGTATAGACATGCAAAAAGATGCTAAAGGTAAGAACTTGATTAAGTATTTCTCAATGCCCTGTAAGCCTACAAAAGTAAACGGTGGACGAACGCGAAACTACCCGGAACATGACACAGAGAAGTGGCAACAGTTCATTGACTATTGTGAGCAAGATGTAAGGGTCGAAATGGCCATAGCAAATGAAATCAGTAATATTGAATATCCTGATTCAGAGCAGCAGTTATGGACGATTGACCAACGTATTAATGACAGAGGCGTTCATATAGATGAGTCACTCATGCTAGGCGCGTACAAACTAGACGAAATAAGTAAAACAGACCTTATGAGGCAAGCCAAACAACTGACAGGACTCGATAATCCGAATAGCACGCAGCAATTGCTAGATTGGTTTGAGGAGCAAGGCCTTGAGCTTGATAACTTACGAAAAGCAACCGTTGATGAGTACCTACAAACAGCTACAGGCAAAGCACTCAAGATGCTAGAGCTAAGGCAGCAAATGAGCAAAACCAGTGTTAAGAAATTCGACAAAATGTACAACATGGCTTGCAACGATAACCGTATTAGAGGCATGTTCCAATTTTATGGCGCAGGCACAGGCCGTTGGGCAGGCAGAGGCGTTCAGATGCAAAACCTCACTAAACACAGTATGTCAGATGATGAGCTAGACATAGCACGTGAAGCCATTAAGCAGCAGGATTTTGATTGGCTTGATTTGATGCTCGAATATCCGTATCAAGATATTCTCAGCCAACTTATTAGAACGACGTTTACTGCCGAGGACGGTCACATGTTAGCAGTCAGTGACTTCTCAGCTATTGAGGCACGTGTCATTGCATGGTTTGCAGGTGAACAGTGGCGTTTAGATGTTTTCGATACTCACGGCAAAATATACGAGGCATCAGCAGCTCAGATGTTCGATGTACCAATCGAAAGCATAGGCAAAGGTGACCCGTTAAGACAAAAAGGTAAAGTGGCCGAGTTAGCACTAGGCTATCAAGGAGGCGCAGGCGCACTCGAGTCAATGGGAGCATTAAAAATGGGGCTTGAAGAATCAGAGCTTAAGCCTTTAGTTGACGCATGGCGTGCAGCCAATCCAAACATTAAAAAGTTTTGGTACAACTGCCAAAAGGCAGCAATCAACGCCATTTATTACGGTGTGCCGCATACTGCTAACGGCGTTAAGTTTTACGTACAGCACGGTCATTTGTTGGTAGAGCTACCGAGTGGCAGAGCGTTGGTATACAGAAACGCACAACTTGCTAAGAATAGTTGGGGTGCTACAGTTGTAGAGTTTAGAGGACTTAATGCCGTACGCAAATGGGACACAATAAAAACTTATGGCGGTAAGCTAGTCGAGAACATTGTACAAGCTACAGCACGTGACGCGTTAGGCGTATCAATGGAACGACTTGAGAAACAAGGTTACAAGATAGTAGCACATGTGCATGATGAGCTGATTCTCGAAGTGCCTGACGACGGACACGACCATTTGAAAGATATTGAAAATATTATGAGCCAACCTGTTGAGTGGGCTAAAGGTTTAAACCTAGACAGTGACGGATTCGTCAGCCCGTTCTACATGAAAGATTAAAGGAGGCTAAAGCATGGGCGCACTAGATAACGTGAGCGAGTGGGGAACATATCAAGTTCCGGTTAAGTTCACGGTTGAATATGAAACGACAGTTACAGTAACAGGAAATGACAGCGATGATATATCCGAGAAAGTGGACGAATACGTCAACGAATATTATGACGATATGGCAAATGAAATCGTAGCCATGACAGGCAAATCAGAACTAAAAGAAATTAAGGAGGTTTACTAAATGAAACGCGTAATATACGACCATGACACAGAGTGGGAACTAACAAAAGACCAAGCTGAGGCTATATGGAATAAAGGCCTTACATTAGGACAAGTACAGAACAGAGTTGACACAGGTTGGGACTTCTTTGACGCCGTAGAGCTAGGTAAAAATTATGTGTTAATGGACGGTGATATCTGTTTGAAATACGACGACCATGTGAGAACGCTATACATTCCTTTATTCATGATAGATAAGTTGGGCATACGCCACGACGGCACACGTCAATTGTCATATAACCTCAGCACAGGCAAAAGCCTTAAAAATGCAGTATCTTACATGTTTGGCGGCATATTCGACAGAAAACTTGCTGCAGAGCTTGCAGCAATCGACGACACTGAGATATTGAAAGATAGACAATTAAAGAATATGAGGCAACGAGCAAGACAAGCAGAGCGCCGCAGGGAGCTTAAAGAGATGTACAGAATCGAGCGAGATAAAGAGCGCCGCCCTCACATGTACGACGGCACAAAGCAGCAACACAGTTTCGGGGAATACGCTCAGTATCTAGCTGATAGCTATACGTTTAAATGCAAGGAGGCCACTAGATAGATGACACAGATACATTTATTAGATATTAACGACATTATAGAGTTTGAATATCCAATTGACTCAGGTGAGGCAATCAGAGCCGAAGTCACAGAGCTGCACGACGATGTTATGTGCGCGACAGTGTATGACGGAACAGAAACCTACCATATAGATGACAAATTCAATATCAGAGTAGTCGTACCTGCAAAAGAGGCTAAAAGAGATGACGGCCTAGATGCTATTGACGTTATAAACCAACCAAGCCATTACACATACGGTGACATAGAGGTTATTGATTTTGTAGAGCAGGTCACAGCAGCCTATCCTGTAAAAATCGCATTTAGTATAGGTAACGTTATTAAATACGTTGCACGCGCACCGTTCAAAAATGGTGTAGAGGATTTAAAGAAAGCTAGATTTTATTTAAACAGAGCTATTGATAAATGGTCGGAGGCAAATAATGACTAAATATGAGTATGTTATCTATCAAGGTGAAGAAATTATTTGCGCCGGAACGCTTAAAGAATGTGCAGCTAAAATGGGCGTTACAGAGGCAATGGTGTCAATGTACGGTAGCAAGAAACGTCAGGCAAAAATGAAAGGTAAGAAAAACCAATACGTCGCTGAGAAAGTCAGCGTTGAACAAATATTAAAGGAGCTAGGCATATGAACATGGATATTTTAAACGGATTGAAAGTAATTGAAGAAAAAGCAAAAGGCTTAATGGAAGAAAATAAAGACCTTAAGAAATGGAATCATATCCTACACAAACAAGTAGAACAAGAGCAAGAGAAAGTAAAACAGTTACATGATGACCTTGCGAAAGATAACAACGAAAAGCCACTTCACGGATTCGATTTTTACGTTGAGGACAAACTGAGCAGATTAGCAGAAACACCTTGTGTTTCGTATAGCAAAGAAGTAGACGACCGCTCAACATCTGAAACGTTAAAACTAATAGACGACACTGTAATCACAATTGAACGTGAAAGCAATTAAGCAGACCCTAGAGGCGCAGGGCATAAAAGCATCAATCATAAGGAGGACACAAAGAATGTGGAAAGTTAAAGAATTTAGCGGAATAGCTAGAGTTGACTATTTAATCAACAATTTCATTAAAGAGAACAAAATAGAAGATTTTAAAATAGAGGGTTACACCGTCACACACGGTGAGCGATTAAACGTAATAATCAGATATTGGGAGGACGAGCAACATGACTAAAGACTTACAAGAATTTACAGGATTAATTGAACAATGGGCAATCGACCGTAAGCTCCACTCAGCGGACCCTGTTAAGCAGTATGACAAGCTAATTGAAGAATTTGGCGAGTTGATGAAAGGTATCAATAAAAACGACATGGCAATGATTAAAGACAGTGTAGGTGACATGTACGTTGTGCTAGTTGTTTTGTGTAAACAGACAAACAATTCAATGGTTAAGTTGCTAGAGGAGGCAGGCGTTGAAACGTTAAGACCTCTACACAATACAATTGATTATATGTTCATTCTTTCATATTTAGGGGATTTGCTCAGAGATAAAATTTCGTTCATTATGCCTCAGATTTATGAGCTTCATAAGCAATTAGTTAAAACGTGTGCAGAGTTCAATATCTCATTTATAGGTTGTGTAGGGCTTGCGTACAACGAAATTAAAGACCGTAAAGGTGAGATGAGAAACGGTAAGTTCGTAAAGGAGGCTGACATGTAATGTTAACAGCAGTAGTCAATGTATTACTTATTGCAGCAATTGTTTATATGCTATACAGCATAGCAGCATCAAACTATAAGGCTGACTGTCAAATCAATGTCTATATAGATGAAACAAACAAAAAGGCTTTAATAGTACCTCAAAAGAAAGCAAGTGACGAAGAAATTGACGAGGTGGCTTGCGAGCTACGTTGGGATTACACGACAAGATTAGTTGTAAATTCAAATTTGAACATAAGAGGAGCGTATCGTAAATGACAGATTTGATCGATGCAGCTTTTCACGGCATAACTATTGCAGTATTACTGTTTCACTTTGCAGAGGCGAAATACCAAGCGAAGATTAATAAAATGCAAAATCAAAAAATAGATAAATTACAAAGAATAGTCAATGAGTTAGAGGAGGTTAAGCAATGGAAAAATTCTTAAGCTATTTAGTACACATTATTATTCTAATCGTAGTATTTGGCATTGGTTTGATACTGACAGGATTATTGTTATTAGGATTACAAAGCATATTTTCTTTATTGATATAAAAAAGCTATATCGGAAATTATCCGAAAATAGCTGTAA